TCAAATTCCCATTCATAATACGTGTAACTATCAAACGAAGTTAATTGTGCATATGTAAGATCATTGAATGGTGGTGTTGCACCTTTTGCATCTTCTACTGGATTGTCAAAATTATCATTAAACCAGTTGTAAGTTAAATTATAAGTTTCTGTGTTTATTTTAAGTTCGTCATTTCTATATTCGTAAATACTTTTTGTGGCTTCTTCTTGACTACCATAAACACTATCGATATAATTAGAAAACTCTGATGTAGATTTTGGCCATTCAGTTTGAATATCTCTAAAATCGTTAAAAAACATAACTACCCACCAATAATTAGGATCGTTATAATACAATTCTGCAATTTTAAATGGGGTTTCTCCATCTTTTATTTCATACTCATAGTGAGTTGTTGGATCATTTGCATATTTGTCAACAACTTTTGTTGTTACAAATATATTTTTTGTTAATCTTGGTTCATTTTTTAAAGAAATATCATATTTGATATTTGGTAGTTTTTCAAATAATTTTGCACCCGACATGTTAGAATCCACCTTGCATTACATCTGTTTTTGTTACTTGCAGTAATTCTAGAAATGTTAAACTCATTTCAATATGTGCTGGAGTTCCATCATGGAAAATACCAAATGCACCATCGCCACCATAAGAAACTTGACAGGATGTTAAGACACATGGTTTGAATTTGTGTAGAGCTTGTCCCTGTCCACTAATCCAATATTCAATCATAAATGTATCTGGGACTTTATAGAAAAACATTGCAGTATCGATTTCTGGCATCATAGACCCACGAAACGATTGTACTATTTTTTTTACTGATTGAGATTCAGTATCATTTTTAGGTACAAATTTATATTGAAATTCAAATTGTCTAAACTGAGTACCTTCTAATAATTGATATTGTGCAGCATTTCCAGTGAGTCCAAGACTTTCTCTTGCAAGACCGTCTGACCCAGCAAGTGTGTCTAGAGCAGAAACGGCACCAGCAGATGCGAGGCCCCCAGCCGCAATACCAAGGTCTTTCATGAGTTGACCTTTCTCCATCCCACGTAAAGCTCCCATACCAAGTCTGCTCTCGTCTTGTTTATATGTTACCTCATGATTAACACTAATTTGTTCGGGAACATAAAGTTTTATATATGTATGTGTATTTCCACCATTACTGGATACACCAGAACCACCAGACTTTAAATGCTGGATTGGTTTGATTTCTGATATTCCAAATTTCATATAACTATGTAAATCTTCTGTGTTACCAACATCTGCCGGATATGACATTTCTGCATATCCATATTTTGTTGCATGTTTTTCCACCATATCGATGTGTGGGTTGCCCATTTGGTACTCTCCTAAATACTTCAACTCTATTTATAAAGGTTTTACATAATGCATAAAAGGTTTACCTATAAAGGGAAATACAAACCACAAAATCCCGAAAAATATAAAGGTAACTCTAATAATATAATCTACCGCTCAATGTGGGAGCGTAGATTTATGAAATATTGTGACACTAACCCATCAGTGATTGCATGGGCAAGTGAAGAATTAATCATACCTTATTTATCTCCCATAGACAAGAAGATTCACAGATACTATCCTGATTTTGTAGTAAGACTTTTAGACAAAGACAACAAAATAAAAACTATGGTAATAGAAGTAAAACCAAAAAAAGAAACAAAACCACCAAGAAAGAAACAAAAGAAAACATTCAAGTATCTTGAAGAAGTAAGAGTCTGGGGAATAAATGATGCAAAATGGAAAGCGGCCAAAGACTTTTGTTTGGAAAAAGGGTGGGAATTTAAGATATTAACAGAAGATCATCTTGTTAAATGATTATAAATATGTTCAAAGACTTTTGGAGTAAAGATGGCCGCAAATTTTGACATATTACTAAACAGGATGTTACGAGCTGGTGTTAAACCAAACACTAATGCATCTAGAGAGTGGTTTCGTAAGAAAATTAGAGATGCAAGAGTTTCTAGACAATCACTCTTATCTGACAGAGATCGTTCCAGAGGTAGACCACAAATTGGGCGTATGTATTGTTATGCATATGATCCGAAGTATGCAGATAAATTACCATACTATGATGAGTTTCCACTTATCTTCATGGTAAAACCAGAGCCTGGTGGATTTTTAGGAATAAACTTACATTATGTATCGCCTAGAAATAGAATTGTAATTATGGATTCACTTTCCAGAATTGCAAACAACGACAAATATGATGAAACTACTAAGTTACAATTGACTTGGAGAACACTAAGTAATCTTTCCAAGTTTAAAATGATAAAACCATGTGTAAAAAAGTATCTATATAGTCATGTAAGATCAAAGTTTGTAATGATAGAGGCGAATGAATGGGATTTAGGTATCTTTTTACCAGTACAAAAATTCAGAAAGGCCGGCCCATCTAAGGTTTGGTCAGATTCCGCACAGATGGGAAGATAAATGTTTAGTATAGAAAATTTAAAAAGCACCATTCAACAAACTGGACTATCTAGAGGTAATAGATATTCTCTAGAATTAAGTATTCCAGAAATTCTGACTGGCGCAGCGTCTGAAATAGATTTAAGAAATATTCATATCAGAATTAGTACTATTGAACTGCCAGGGAAACAAGTTGCAACATCAGAAGTAAAACATTATGGCCCAGTTACAAAAAGACCTTACGCAACAATATACGAAGATTTAACTTTTGAGATTATGTGTTCATCTAATCTCATTGAAAGAAGATTTTTTAGTGAATGGATGGATCGTGCATATGACCCACATGTTGCAAAAATTGGTTACTACGATCAAATAAAATCAGTTGTAAAATTTAAATCGTATGGCGAACATTCAGAAAATAGTTTGTATTCCGTCACATTTCAAGATTGTTATCCAATATCTATTGGTGCATTGAACTTTGCATATGCAAACGAGGATATACTTACCATGCAAGTTACAATGGCATATAAAAAATGGGGCGATGAAGAAAATAAAACTCTTGATGGTGTAAATGCCACTCAGGCATTTGATTTAGAAAGAAAACAAATAATAGAGTCTAGGGGATTACAACTACAGGCACTTGCCGCCGCAGCTGGTGGATATGAAAACTTAAATTTAGAGAACTTTGATGACTCAGTACAAAATATTATTCAGAGAGAAATTGCAAACAACCAAGTCATGCGTACTTTAAGTGCCAATGCAAGGACTTTACAAAATAATTTGCCTAATGTACAAAACAATGTAAATATGTTTAGAGGTTTTAGACCATTTTAATTAATAATTGATTATATAATAGGAGTATAATATGACTTTACCAGTGTTGGATCAACCAACCTATGAAATGACTTTACCATCAACAAATAAAAAAATAAGATATAGACCTTTTCTAGTAAAAGAAGAAAAAATCTTATTGATGGCCCAAGAAGGTGATGATGTAGGTGAACAAATTGAGGCAGTAAAACAGATTATTAGAAATTGTATTATTTCTACTGGTGTGCGTGTCGAAGATTTGTCAACATTTGATATTGAATATCTTTTTATTCAGATTAGATCGAAATCTGTAGGTAAAGATATTGAATTGCAATATCGCAAAGATGAATGCAAAGAAGTTTTAGAGGAGGATAATAATCCACCACCAAGGACATGTCAACTTGCATTTGTTGTGGATTTGGACAAAGTTTATATAGATAAAACAGAAGGACACACAAATAAAATAGAACTAACAGATCAAGTTGGAGTGTTTATGAAATACCCTGACTTTAGATTGTTGCATAAAATTACAACAATGAATGATTATGATGAAATGATTAAAGTTATAGGTAGGTGCATTGAAACTATTTACATGGATGAACAAATATTTGATCCGAAAGAATATACTGAAGAAGAAATGCAAACATTCTTAGAAAGTTTTTCTCAGGAACAGTTTCAAAAAATCAGTGATTTTTTTGACTCAATGCCGCAAACTGCCTATGATGCAAACATTGTTTGTAGAAAATGTGGATGGAAAACTGATATGAAATTAAAAGGTATATCGGATTTTTTCGTATAAGCTTATATCATGAAAGTTTGGTATCTCTGTACCAGACAAACTTTTCTCTTATGCAATATCATAAATACAGTTTAACAGAGTTAGAAAATATGATACCTTGGGAACGCGAAATATATGTATCTCTGTTAGTTAACTATATTAAAGAGTTGGAAGCAAAAAGAGGATAACATGGAAACGACCGAAAACAGAGATAATAAGTTTAAATCTTGGATTGACTTAGCAAAGGCAGTAGATTCTTGGAGAATATTTCCAAGGATCTTTATTACAACATACATCTATCTACTCTATGCAGTAGTGTCATGGTTTATGACTTTAGATGCACCAAATCTAGAACAATCTGGTCTAGTTAGTATTGTTGTCGGTGCTGGTGCAGCTTGGTTTGGACTTTATCTTGGCTCTGGAGGCAAAAAGTAAATGGCACAACCCGCCTCACTAGATATGGTTGTCGGAAATCTCAGAGAGTTTAACGGCAAGTACGAAAGATTATCTGAAACACTCAAGATAACTTCCGAAAGGTTAGACACAGGTTCTGCCCAAGCAGTTTTAGGCGAATTGGGTGATATCATTGGGAAATCTCAAGACCTATCTGTAGGCGAGTTGAAAGAGACAAGACGCGATCTACGTGCGATTAAAGACACTATCGCATCATCAAATAGAATGTCAGAAAAAGATAGAGCAAACATTCTATCACTTATTGACAATCAAGAAAAAATCGTTGCGGAAAATACTACACTTGCAAAACAGGCCGCAGAATTTGTGCAAACAAAAGTAAAGGAAAACTCCGTTGACGTTGCTGGTGTTGTATCTGGTGCGCTCTCTGAATCTCCCGCCCTTTCGATGGGTGTCATGTTTGTTGCAAATAAGATCAAAGAAATGCGCGAAGCTGCCAGAGAAAGAAAGGCAGAAAGAGCGGCGATGATCGCCAGACAAAAAAGAGCAGAAGAAATCCAAGACGAAGAATATGCTGCATTACGTAGTGTGATTTCTAATCAAGAAACTCTTGAAAAAATAAACATATCTCAAGATGAGGCCGCGCAAAATGCTGTTGCAGCAGGAGTTGACTATCAAGAGTACGTAGATAGTCTCAAAGATCAACTCATAACTCAATCAAAGGCAGATGCACAAGCAAAAGCTCTTGAAGAAGATAGAATTAAGTCTCTTGATAATCTTAGAGAACAATATGGCATATCTTTGCGTCAAGAAGAAACTGGTGATGATACTCCTGGCCCAATAACACCAAGAACACCCCCAGCGCAAGAAGATGCGTTTGATAGGATTGAAGAAGGTTTACATGAAGGTACACCATATCTAAAATCTATTCTTGACTTACTTACATTCATGAATGACACTGATACTGGTGATATCGAAGAAAAAAGAGAAAAGAAAAGATTTGATAGAGCTACACTTGCAGAAACTGAAAGAACGAATGAGTTATTAGAACAATTACTAAAAGTAGAAAAAGCAGAAAATAATGCAGCAGAAGAAGGTGGTCTTTTTGATAGATTAAAAGACATTGGTGGTGGTATACTTGGTGGATTGGGACTTGACTTATTTGATGGCGACAACGAAAGACGCCGTGATCGCCGTGATCGCACAAGAACAAGAACAAGAACTCCAAGAGGACGTTTTGGTTTTCTACGAAATGCAGTTGGTGGTTCGGTAGTAGGTAGAACATTTTCAAATCTAAGAAATAGAGTTGGTGGATTTGCATCAAGAGTTTCGGATGGTGCAAGGAATAGATTTGGTAGTCTTAGAGATTCGGTACGAGGTGTGACATCCAGAACAACAAACGCCGCATCAAGAATTGCCCCATCAGTATCTAATACAACAAGAAACATAACACAAAATATTACACGAGCGCCAGCGGCAGCAAGTAGTGCAGTTGGTAATGTTGCACAAGCAGGTCGTGGTGTGGGGTCACAAGTTTTAAATACTGGTGGTAAGTTACTCAGAGGCGCAACCAGAGCGGCCGCGCCTGT